ACGATGAACTGCGAAAATCAATCGACGCTAAACACGGCAAATATGAGCGCGTTGATTCACTTGGTGAACCCGGCATCTGCGGCAACTTGCTTGAGGAAACCTTAGTGCAAAACTGCTGCGAAGAATTGGGCATTCCGGAGCCGCTATGTTCCCCGCCAGTGATCGACAAATCCGACGAATTTTATCAGTGCAGCTTAGACGGCCTCACAACCGTACCGGCCCCTGTCACAGTGTTCGCGAATGAACTGGTTGAAATTGACGGCGGCGAAGCGTCCATCCAAATATCCGGCCCGATCCCGATCGAGTGCAAAGTGACTTCGGATTTTCGCCGGGATGATGTGCCGCTTTATCGTGGACCTCTGCAGCTGCAACTTCAAATGATGGCAGTCAAAGCTAGCTTTGGAATCTTGATCACTCTTCACCGCGGCATCGAACGCCACATCAAAATTTATCGGTACGACGAACAAATCGCGCAACGCATCAAAGACATCTGCAAAGAGTTTGCCGAGCGTGTGGAGTCTGAAGAGCCGTACAAGCCGGTAAACGTCGATGATGCTCAAAAAGCATATCCCGAAGCCGATGGCGGTATTGATCTGCCAGGGCTGACAGATCAGGTCGATCGACTGGTCAAACTGCGCCAAGACGCCAAAAATTTAGACTCCGAAATCGACGCGCTGCAGACCGAGATCATGACCGCAATGCAAGACGCTGAAGAGGCGTCGGTCGGCGCATATCGGGTTATGTGGCCGGTGCGGAAGTATAAAGCCACTCAAGAGCGGGTCGTGCCCGCCAAAGAGGCGCGCGAAGTGCGACTGAAAACATTGCAAATCAAACAGTAAGTTGGCACAATTTTTGAAGTTTCATCATTGAGACTCCCCTCACTGGTTTGAGCTAGCCAGTTTATGCCCCGCAAGTCGGGGCTTTTTTTCGCCTTAAGAAATCGTGGTCCGGATCGAAGCCGTTGCCCTTGGTTGAGTTTTCGGTGCGCGTCAAAACCATCATATTCCACGGCACATGCAATCCGCATACCAACTCGTTCTGAATAGGAATGATGTGATCCACCACGTAGTCGCCGCCGGCTTCGTTCAGCTGACGCATTTCGTCGTAAATGGTATCTATGCGGCGTTGTATTTCGATGTCGTGTGTGTAGATGTAGGCGTTGCGTTTGGCTTTTCGGTACTGCTCATTGGCGGATCGCATGCGGCGCTTGTTGTTGGGGTGTGCTTGTCGTCGCTTTTTTAGTCGTTCTTTGTTTTTTCGATACCAGAGACGCGCGTATTCTCGTTTTTTGTCCTTTCGAGCCTGGTCATGCTGGCGTCTTTTTTCGGTGAGATAGTCTCTGGCCTCGGGAGTGAGTATCGTTCTACGTACCGTCTCACAGGCAACACACGCCTTGTTCGATGTGAAGCGCGGCGATAAATGCCCATTTTTGCATCGTCTCCCGGTGTAATAATAAGTGCAGTTCCAGTGACGTGCTTGGCGCACGTCGCGGATCATTGGGAGTCAGTCTCCATCATTTTGGCTAGCGTTTTCGCGCGATTGCCGACTTGCTGCGCCCAACGCGAGTCGAGCATCTCAACCGCGGCATCGGCCCAGCGCTCATCCTGCATCGCCGTCAGCGCGTTCCGAAACTTGAGCAGACCAAAGATGCCTAGGTTAAACGCCATATCTAACAGCACATGCCGGCGCGTTTGGCTCAGGTCTCGCCACCAGGGCAGATGTTCGTCCAGTTCGCCCATCACTCGAATGACGTCGTTTTCGAGCATGAACATCGCCTCAGACTTTGAGATGCCCACGGCCTCCAGATTGCGCCCCACGCCGATTGTCAGCTTCCCTGCCGTGCAGTAATAGGGATTCTGGCGCAACCCTTCATGCTGTACTAATTGTTCGGTCAGTGACCTCATGTCCACGGACATTGATCGCTCCTTACTTTTTTCGCTTTTCGATAAATCCTTCGACGGCTCCCCCGCCAAAGTAGAAACCAAGGATGATCAGCATTGCGTAATTGATACTGAACTGCTCCATCACTTGAGTGACGGCAGCCGGATCACCCTTTCCTGAAATCGTCATACCTAAAACAAGCGCATAGCTCGCCAAGAATGTCAGGCCGAACATCAGCGCCAAATACCGCTGGGCGATCTTGAATGGTGCGTATGCAGCCATCAGATCAATTTTCGCTTTGGAGCGTGCCGCGATCTGCTCTTCGTCTGACGTGTGCATATCATCAATCAGGTCCATACCATCTTTGATGACATCGCCAGAACCCAAAATTTTACCAATCACTCCGAACATCACGCGCCTCCGATGTTGTGGTCAGTCTGAATGCACACTGCCTCATAGTTTATCTTCGGCTGTGGTGCAGATTGCATTAAAACCTCACGCGCATCGAAGCACTCATCCATCGTTGCAAATGGTCCGTTTGGCTGAACCAAGTACCGATCCGCTTCCAATACAATCAAAAACAACATCCACATGTCACGACTCCCGAATCAGTGTTGCGCCAACGTATATACTCACTTCGTTTTCCTGAGCCGATGACCTGGCCTCTAAACTGAAGTCCAATCCGCCGAGAACTGGAAACGGCTTTTTCAGGTCATAGGTCAGCTGCGAAGTCACGAAAGTGGTCTCGAAAAAGTGAATCTCTGGACTCGGCCCCAGGCATGCACGCGCGAAGATGTACTTGTTCTCGTTCAGTGTGCCGGATGTGAAATCGACTTGATGAATCAACAACCGATGCTTCCGCGGAACTGAGTAGACCGCCGCCTGGTGGATTCCGTATGTGTCCTCGATGTACGCCAAGACATCCGATCCGTGCGTCACTGTGATGTCGCCGGCGTTGTTGCCTGACAGGATTTGCGCATCATTCACCCGCAAAAACGATCCAGTGGTCGTGACTGCACTTGTACCAGTAAGCGTAACAGTCTCCACCAGCACGTCACGATTCGCGTCGAGTCCGGTGATCTGCACGTCCATTGTGTCCGCCGCATCAGTCGATACAACGCTCAGAGTCGAGGCCGCGGATGGAAACGGATATATGCCGCCGCCGTTATTGTAGATCGTCTCGTATGTGGTCCCGACCGACCGGTTGAATCCGAACAGATCGACGGATGTACAGTTGCCATAAACGCTCCTAGCGACGTCCACGCCAAAGTCCTGTGATGCCATATTCGTTCCGAGATGATAGGTCATAAACCACCTTTGTTTTTGAATAGCCATATAAGCCAAAAGAATATGCCAATAGCAGATAACACGGACAGCGTGACAACTGCAATCATGATGCCCTCTTTGACTTTCTTGATTTTCGCTTGATGCTCGCGGATCGCCTTGATGCGTGCGCGCTTTTCTTCGTCACGCCGATCCTGAACGAACTTCTGATACGAATCCCAGTGCCCTGTCCACTTCAGCATTTCGACGATCTCATCCCACTTCTGTTGGATTTCGACGTGCTTGGCGTAGAGTTCCAGGTCGGATTGTTCGGGGTCTTTTTTGGCGGCTTTTTCGATGGCTTGCTTGGCGGAGAGCATCTTGCCAATACCGGCAAAGATGTCAGTGATTTCACCGGCGTTCTGGGCGGCTGTCTTAACGACTGCGTAACTTGCATTGAATGCCGCCAGGGCGGTGATTGGGTCCATCAGTCATCGTCTTTCTTTTTGTGAATGATGCCCTGAACGGTGTCACTTTCGTAAATCCTCAAGCCCGTCCAGATGATTGTGAAGAGTGCTGCCAATGGCGGAAGGATGTCGTTTAACGTGCCGATCACTGTGAACACAGAAACTGCGTCGATGGCGTGCTTGGTTGTTTCTGCGGTTGTGGACATAGTGACCTACTCCCTGTTGGTTTCGGTCGCTATTCTATCAATAAAAGACTATTGATACACCGCAACGAATCAAGATTTTGGAAACCGAATCTTGATTTCTTGAACTTTATCGAGCCACTCCTGCTCCGTTGATTCGCCGCGTTGCCATTTAAAGAATAGTGGATCGGATTCGTCGCGGTACGCCGCCTGGCGATTTTCCTCGGCGTCTTTGTTTTGACGCTCGATCTCCTGCTCATCAGGATTGAATGTCGGCATCTCCGGTTTTGGCGCATCTGGGAAGTCGCTGATCGTGAATCCAAACTGCTCAATCGTTGCAGTATTGACTGTCTGAACCCACTCGCCTTCACTCCAATCCCATCCATAAATGCTTTTGGATAATCGAGACTTGAATGTTTCTCGCTCTTGGTCTGACAAATAGTTCAAATCGTCTTTGCTGTTAATAATCATGTGACCTCCAAATGAGTCATTAAGTTGTATGTGTCCGCCCATCCCGCATGACCAGTCCAGGCGGCGAGAAAACGATTGAGCGCCTCGGTGTCCTGCTTCGCTCTCAGTAATTTTATCTTTTGTTTTGCCCTTATAACACTCTGTTTTCGCAAAAGTTTAGACTTTGGCCATATGCGATACCCAAGAAAATTAACACCTCTGTGTATTGGTGAGACGCTCCACTTGCTAAATTTCATGCCCATCCTTTCTTTTGCAAATGTTTCGATCTCATTTTTCATGTCATTCAGTCGATCTGAGTCGTTGTCCAGGATCACCATATCATCCATATATCTCGCCCAGGCGATCGGCTTCAGCTTATGATGCACAAAATTATCCGCCAATGTCCCATATAGATTCGCATTCAGCTGACTAACTAGGCTGCCTATGGGAATGCCAACGCTCTGCCTAGGCGTGATTCGCTCCATTAAGCTCATCGTCTTTTGGCATTTTATCTTTGCGTCGTGCAACTCATACAAAACGTCGCCGCGAACGGATGGGAAGTATTTGCTGAAATCTGTTTTCAGGCAATGAGTCACTTTCCCACGCCTTAGCTGCGATTGAACATATTTAACGCCCGCATGAGTGCCTTTGTTAGGTCTGCATGCAAACGTGTAAGGCAGGAATGTTTTTTCGTAAATCGGCTCGATGATGTTATTGAGCGCGTGTTGAACGATCCGATCTCGAAACGGCAGGCCGGAAATCAGGCGTATCTTTGGGTCAAAGATATAAAAGTTTCGGAAGTCTGCTCTTGTGTACTCTTGATCCGCCACCTCCTGCCTGAGCATTTCTAGGTTCAGCTGAGAATACTCTTTGAACTCAAGATAACTCATCGACTTTCTCTTGCCGTTTCTCGTCTTTTGAAAGGCAATTTGAAAATTCTCTGCAGTGATTATTTGATCAAACAGTCTTTTGTATTTCTTACCCATAAAATGCCGGCTCCGCGTTTCGCAACTTGCTACTCCGCGTTCTGCCGAACCTCGTAGTGTATTCGCCTAAGCAGGACAACCAAGCTGACCACTCTAAATGATCTGCCTGTACCGCCAAACGGAAAGTACAGAGCGTATAAAACAAGTCATCACAGACGCCGCGCCCACCATTATTCGTATTCGAATTCGTCGCGGTATTCGAATTAACGTTTCGAGAACCTGAATCGGAGCCGTTAAACCAATTCCCGCCAAAGACAGCGAAGCGGCTAAAGCGAAAGCGTCCGCCGCGAGATGGGTTTGGCAGCGCTTGGTCTGATGACTCTAGTATGTGATCAGTTCCCCAAACACGTAAAACGCCAGTTGAATCAAAGACCCCCCAATGCGAAGTTTGTTGATCCTTCCCTCTATCTGATACGTCGCCGGTATTGCCTGGTCCAGAACCGCCAATGGATCGGGCCTCATCTGTCCCATACGCCAGAAGCTGAAACTCTTGATAGTTTGGTGCTCTAAATCCGTGATATTGCAATGCCTCGAAAATATTGCTTGGCTGTGCATCTGGATAGTTGCCTGATCCATCGGGCAGCTCTGGCGGGTTTCCATCTCGGCAAGGATTGACGTTGTATTTATGAACCGGACCAGTAAGG